AAATCCTTCTCTCTTATAAAAAGATATTGCCCGTGCGTTCTTTTGGTATACGTTCAAGTGCAACTTATTCCTTTTATCCTTTGCATAATTCAGCAGAATTTTACCTATACCCTGCGATTGCATTTCACCAGAAACAAAAATGCCCTCAACATATTCATCATTTAACCCTATAAAACCCCGTATTTCTGTATCATACTCATACACATAAACCTCTGCTAGTAACAGCGCTTCTTTTGCTGATTTGAAATTGCTTTTCCAGTATTCGGCGGGGATAAAATTATGTGCCTTTATATTTGTATCCAACCATATATCTGCAACTTTATTTATATCATCCCTTTTAAATTCTCTAATCATAACGGTGACTCTCCATAAACTTGAATTTAAATTATAACGGTCTTTGCAAATACACCATATCTACCAACTGTATTCCACTCTCATAGATTGGGTGGTCATAATTATCTATAAAGAAATTTGATATGATATGCGAACGGACAAAACCACACTTTTCATAAAATGGTATTGTCAGTGGGCTATCGCCCGTTCCCACTTGCAGAATGGCATATTGCTCTCTGTAATTATTAACAATAAACTCAATTAAGGCTCTTGCATAACCTTTCCCTTGATATTCTGGAACCGTCGCAATGTTCTTGATTTCAAGTATGTCATTTTCTTTATCGGTTATGACACACTCACACTTGACCCCATTATCATCAAGTACATACATCTTGCCGTTATCAAGATACCGGTCAACCATATCTTCCTGCTCATCTGCTAATAGAAGCAAATCAAGATATTGTTTTTTATTTTCTTTAACTTCAATAATTTTCATCAATCGCACCTACAAATTCTGATTTATCAATCTTTAATATCACATATTATACATCATAAATATGAAAATTTCTACCCGCCATCTGTTGACCTCAAATTTAAAACAGGCGGCTTTTTATTTTCAAAAAAAGTTGAAAAATTTTTGCTCAGGGGGGGGCAAAATGCCTCTCCCAGTTCGAACAAGTGAGTGGGAGTGATTCCAAGCTGATTCGTTACTGAACGCAAAATCGCAATCAATATGATGAAGCCCCCGAAAGTGCGAAACTTCCGGGGGCTTCATCATGCTTTCCGCCTTCTAGGCTCGAGCCAGATAACACCTCTCAAGGTGTCGGACGCCTCGTCGCTGCTTACCTCTTTACGTACGGTGTCAGGTTTCCATTGGTTCCGTGTTTTTCGTAGGCATTATGACGTTTGCGAGCGCCACTACCTTTGCCATGTTGGGGCCGGACAAGGCCAAGCCGTGTCAGGAAAGCTAAGAACCATCGTGGCTTGACATAGCGGCATCCGCAGAATGATTACGATCCTGTGCAAACGTAGAATGTCCTTCCTCCGTTTTTGCGGAGGAAGGACATTTTCATACCGTTTTCAATATTATTTGCGGATTATCCTGGACAATCATTGCTAGGCCAGCATGCTGGTCCACATGTTTGCGAAATCAGGAAGCGTTTTCGCAGTGGTGGCGATGTTCTTGATTAGAATGCCGTTGATTTTCAGCCCCAGCATCGCGGCGAACGTCGCCATGCGATGGTCCGCATAGGTTTCCATTTCAGCCGGCCTGAGATTCGCTGCCGGCACCGGCGTGATCTCCAGCCCGTCGGGAAGCTCACGGGCATCACCCCCGACTCTGGTGATCTCGTTGACCAATGCTTCCAAACGGTTCGTCTCATGGCCACGCAGATGACCGATGCCCAGCATGCGCGTAGGAGCATCGGCGAAGACCAGGATTGCGGCCAATGATGGCGCAATCTCACCTGCCGCCGTCAGGTCGAAATCACCTAGGCCGCTGACACGACCGTCGCCGGTCACTTCGCAGTACCGGACGCCGTCAATCACCGGAAAGCTGATTTCGGCTCCCATACGTTCCAAATATCCCGGAAGCAGGCCTCCGGGTTGCGTGGTGGATTCCGGCCAATGGGGCACGCGCACGGCTCCTCCGGCGATGAGCGCTGCGCCAAGGAACGGGGCGGCATTCGACAGGTCAGGTTCTACCGTCACCGTTTCGGGCAACTGCACGGCTCCCGGCTGCACGGTCCACACGCGGGCGTGTTCGTCGGCGTTGGCGCGCACGCCGGAACCTTGCAGATCGGCCACGGTCATGCGAATATGCGGTAAACTCGGTGTCTTCTCCCCCGTGTGATGCAGTTCCAAACCGCCTGGCACTCGAGAGCCGACGAGCAATAGTCCCGAAATAAACTGCGAGGATCCCGAAGAATCAATGCTGACTACGCTCGGCTCGGCGCACTGGCTCACCGTTTGAGGTGGAATGATTGTAAATGGCAGGCGCCCTTCCTCGCCGTGGTATTCGATGCATGCCCCCAACTGTTCAAGACCGTCCAACACCGGCTTCATCGGACGCGCGTACGCCTGCTCGTCACCGTCGAAATCCACAGGACCGTCCGCGAACATGGCAAGACCGGGCACAAAGCGCATCACTGTTCCCGCAAGACCGCAGAACACCTTCGTACCACCGTGGAACCGGCCGCCGGACGGCGGCACCACCGTAACCGTGGTGTCGACCTGCTCATCGATTTCGCAGCGCACTCCCAACGAACGCAGCGCGTCCATCATCAGCTCGGTATCGCGCGAGCGCAACAGACCGACCAATCGCACAGGACGATGCCCGAGAGCCGCAAGAATGAGATAACGGTTCGACAGGGATTTGCTGCCCGGCACCACAACGGTGGCGTCAAGCGACTTGCTGGCAAACGGTGCCGGCCAAAGATTCTCTTGAGATGCGTTCATAGGGCTTATCGTATCCAAAACCCGAGGAAAACAACGCTTCAATCTCGCCATACAGCACCCGTATCTTGCTCGAACTCGACAATCAAATGCCATCCATACCATTTCCGTTTGAAAACCCAGACGGACGAAACCATGTGAACATCGCAAAAGGTCACGAGGTTTTTCTGCGTTGCCATGTTTATACCGTTTTGTACCGAAACCGGAAAAGGTTTTTCAAACCGTCTGAAACGCCTTTGTTTCCAACGATTTTCGTCGGGCTGACAGGATTTGAACCTGCGACATTCTGCTATATTCGGGCATGGCATGACTGAGCGTAGCCGGGTGTGAGCATTGTCAAGAACGTTGAAATTCCAACGTTTTTGACAATACGATACGCAGTGGTTCGCTTTGTTGAAATTAACTGTTCGCAACTGTCATCGTGTCGATATCGTGTCGATGCGGTCGAACCGCGCAGCCTTCCATCGGAAAATGAAAAAGGCCCCTCCCTCAGCATAGAAGCTGAGAGAGGGGCGAGTTCGAGTCTCACGTCAGAAAATTAATCACTGGCCGTCCTCGTCGGCCTTGACAGACGTGAGCTGGCTTACGCCGATGAGCGCGCCGACGAACAAGCCGATCGCGTTGATGGTCGTAACGAGTTCGCCGCAATGCGGCAGTCCCCATTGCGGGCCGACCGCACCAACCAACCATGCGATGGCCGGCAAGGCGATCAATGCGAGCCACTTGAGTATGTCGTATACTCTGCCCGGCAGCAGGTAATCGGATTTCGGACTATTGGATTCATCCATTTTTCACCTCCTTAAACATTGCGGCAACCGTCTCCACAACGCTTAAAGTCGTGGAAACGGGAGTTTCAGCGCAGGTACTGTCCGGGATAGATAACGTATGGGCTGCGGATGCCATTGCGTGCGGCAGCCGACTGCCAGCCGGATCCGTAGATGCTCCAAAGGCTTTCGCCGGAACGGACCACATGGCCTCCGACCCCGCTCGAAGCGATGGACACGGACGCGCCGCCATAGGTGACGATCTGCCCCGGATAAATCCTGTTGACGTCACCGCTCGGCACACGCCAGGCGGACACCGGCTTCAGGCCGGTGCGTTCGGCTATGGCGCACATGGTGTCGCCGGAACGGACCACGACGCTACGCGAACCCGTGGCGGCCGTTCCGCCGGAACCTCCGCCGAGGCGACTGTTGACGATCTGCATGACCGCCGCGTAATTGCCACCCAACGCCTGCCTGCGGGCCGGATCATTGCCGAAGTCGCCGCGGATGGTGCGCGTGGCCAAAGCGTTCAGGTCGACCGTCGGCGCGGTCGTTGGCTGGGGCTTCGGCTTGACGTTCGGCAGGCTTGCCGTGCCCTTGTCGTCGGGGTTCGCGTACTTGCGCCATGCCGCGCGGTCGCCGCGGAACTTGTTCAGGTCGAGGCGTCCGGACCAGCCGCTGAGGCTGCCGTTGGACGTGTACTGCCGCATCACCTCGCCACGCGCGCCGAGGTTCCACGGGGCGGTCTGATAGCCGGTGACCATGTTCGTGGCGTACTGGGCGATCCAGATGCCGCAGTTCAGCTCGGTCTCCATGCCGGCGACCTGCCAGTAGCCGGAGTCCATCGTGTAGATGATGGGGTTGACGCCCGTCAGTCGCTTGACCTCGCGCGCCCACCTGCGTGGCCACTGCTTGTCACCCCATGCCGTGTTGTCCTGCGCCTCCCAGTCGAGGATCAGGACGCTCTTGTGCACGTATCCGCGCACATTGTCGACGAAGAACCGGGCTTCGGTCTCCGGGTTGCCTCCGCGCGCGTAATGGTAGACGCCGGTCTCCTTACCACTGTTGATGGCTCCGGCGAGTTGTCGGTTCGCGTCGGTGTTGACGCCGTTGGACAGGCAACCACCGTACACGCCGCCGGAACCCCATGTGGTGCCGACGATGACGAAATCGGCCGGCACGGTCGCGGTGTCGATGCCGCACTGCCAGTTCGAGATGTCGTACCCGTTCATGTCGGCCATCGCGGCCGGCGCGACCGCCATGGATATGGCGACCGCGAGCGCGGTCAGTAGCTTGCGCCATTGTCGGCGTGGATTCATGCGCTTGTGTTTCGGCTTGCCTTTGTTGAGGATGTTCAATTCCTCTCCTTTCCTTTGTCCGTACCGTCCGCCTTGTACGGACGGTGTGGAAATCTTTTGAATCTTTCAATCTGTGTTCGCGATATGCGCGTCACGTATGTCTTGGATCATCGAGGTTCCGGTTCCATTGCCGCCCAGACCGTGGTAAGCGGCATATATTCGTTCCGCGCTTTGCTTCAACGGAATGCTCGCAACACCACCTGCATCGACCATCTGATGGTGCAGAGCCTCGAGTTTGCAGAACAACAGTTCCCTGACGCCCTCATGCAGTGGATCGTGACGTTGGTCGACCTTGCTCAGAATCCAGGTGACGAACACGCCGCTGCCTCCGCTGCCGATGATGGCGATAACGATTGCGACGATGGTTTCCTGGCTCATTGGGAATCCTTCCGAAAGGAAAATCCCACACGTGGCTACCGTTGGAAGCCGCGATAACCACGTGTGGGATTTTGGAGGTTGAAATGTTGTTGGGAACGTTTGTGAATGAGGTCTGGTGGCCCTCCTGCGGGAAGCTCCGCGAGTGCACGAGGGTGGGCTACGAGTCGGCCTACCGCTGCCACATCCAGCCGAAATGGGCTGACGTCGACATGGAGTCGATCACCGCGAACGACATCGAGGAGTGGCTCGGCTCGTTCAATCAGGCCGGCGCCGCGCGCAAGGCGTGGGCCGTGCTGCGGGCGATACTCCGACTCGCCTATCGCAAGGGAGTCACCGACAATGACGTGACACGTCGTGAAATCAGACTGCCGCACCTGCGGCGGTATGAGCCGCGCGTGCTCGACGCCAGACAGGTAAGACGGCTGCTCAAAGGCTTCTACGGTCACGCGTTGGAAGCCTGGTTATTGGTCTCCGTCTGCGCGGGACTGCGCCGATGCGAGTCCGTCGGCATTGAATGGGCCGACTTGGATTTACGCCGGGGAACCGTGACCGTCAAAAGGTCAGTGCAATGGGTCGCTGGACATGAAACGGTCACCGACCCGAAGACCGACCAGAGCCGACGGACGGTCGCACTACCACGGTTCGCAGTCAAACGGCTCGCGCAATTGCGCCACGGCAGAACCGGCAGGCTGGTCGGCGATCTGAACGCCAACCAGGTGGCAGCTCATTACACGTCATGGTGCCAACGCATGAAACTCCCCTGCGTGCCGCCAAGGAACCTCAGGCACACCTTCGGCACTCTGGCAATCGCTGCGGGAGCCGATATCTCAGTGGTCGCACGACAACTCGGTCACAGCGACATCAAGACAACCGCCCGCTACTATCTCCGCCCCGATTTGTCCGTGCTGAGAAGTCTGCAGCGGGCATGGGAAAGACTCATCATCGGAGCCGCGTAGCTTTCCGTAACCCTGT